GGAATCAGTAGAAAATGGTTTGAAGGTTGTGTTTATGTAGGCATGTTAGGAAAGATTACTGGTACTCCTGATGCTACTACAGTAACATATCAACTTCAGGAATCAGATGCTTTAGCAAGTGGGTATACAGACATTACTGATTATTATTGTGTAGTTACTACGACTGGTACTAGAAAAGAAGTAAATCTTCCTATGCAGAATCTTAAAGAGTATATAAGGCCTTCAGCAGTAGTAGCTTTTAGTGGTGGAACTACTCCCTATGCTTCTATTTCTGGTTTGCTTATATATGGTGGTTCTAAAGAATATCCTGTGTAAAATCAGGATAAACTTTAAGGGGGAAGTTAAATGCTTTTAAGAATTAGGAAAGGATATGTAATAGAGTATATAGGTTTTTCTTTTAGGGCAGGAGATGAAGAGTCTTCTGCCTCTTATAAGAAATATAAAAATGTATTAGAAAAACTATATCCTCATCTTTATGAAGAAGTTTCTGTAGAAAAGGAAGAAATAATGGAAGATTTTAAAATAGATAGGATGATAAAAGCCGAAACAAAAGTTATTAAAAAGAAAGAAGGAAAAAAGGATAAATAATGCAGTTAATAACATTAGGTGCTTTAAAGAGTTATTTAGAACTTGTTAATACAGATCATGATACTCTTTTAACATCTATTATTGCATTTACATCTAAAAGATTTGAAACATATTGTAATAGAGAATTTAAGAAAGAATTAAGAAGTAAGTATTTTGATGTTGAGAATTGTATAGAAACAAAAAAGTATTTTTTACCTTGTTATCCTATAGATTCTACTACTTTTACTGCTACATATAACACCACTGTAATGACAAAAGATAGTGATTATTATATTTGGGAAGAATCAGGAATAGTAGAATTTTATTATACTCTAACATACTCACATCCTAAACAATTGAAGATAGATTATTATGGAGGGTATCAGGAGTCAAATTCTATTATAGAAGTTCCAGATGATCTACAGTATGCTTGTATTTTACAGTGTGCTTTTATTTATAGAAGAAGAAAAGATATTGGATTACAATCTGTAAACTTACCAGATGGTTCTTTAAATGTGATGGCCCCAAATGATTTATTACCAGATGTAAAACAAATATTAAATACATACAAAAATTATATTTTCTAAATGGATATAACAATACAGGCATCATATGATTTAAAAATTGTAGAAAAATTTGAAAAAATGCAAGACTATCTTAGAAAGAGAATGTACACGAAAGGATGGTCTTTAGCTTTAAGATTTCAAAAAGAAATTAGACATAGATTAAGTACAGGATATTATGGAATTAAAAAACAAACAGGAGCTTTAAGAGATTCAGTTAGTCCTGTTAGAAGATTTATTTCTGAAGATACTTTATCTATAGGAATAGAATTTAGAGGGAATAAAAACACTCCTCATCTAAATACTCATGTAGGAAGTGGATTTCAATTTATAAGTCCTGCAAAAAGTAAATATTTATGGATTCCTTTAAGTTTTGGCCCTGCTTATAGAAAAAATATAAGACACAAATTACCTAGAGACTTTGGTTTAGAAGATCAAGGTGGAATACTTAGTATAGTTAGAGTACATGGAAAATTATTTGCAGTACAAAGAGCAAAAAAGGATCATAAAATTTTAAAATGGTATTATGTATTAAAAGATAATGTTGTAGTTTTAAGAAGAGTTGATCCAGATGAAATTGGTGATGAATTTATACCTATTATAGAAGTTGCTTATTTTGATGTTTTTGAACAAGCAGTTAAAAAATATATGGATGAAATGTAGATATGGCAAGTTCTAGAAATAATATATTAACAAATTTACAATCTACCTTAGAAGGAATTTCTTCTATAAAGACAGTCATAATAAAAAAAAGTTCTATGACTGATTTAGATGTAATAAGTTTACCAGCAATATTTATTTATATTGGTCCTGAAGAAAAAGTTTTTGATCAACGAGCTATAATAGGATATGAAACATGGGATTGGAAAATAACTCTTGCAGTATATGCAAGAGATACAGATATGGAGGAACTATTAAAGGATATTCATGATGTTTTGTTTGCGAGTAGAACATTAACCAATACTTGCATAGACATAATAAGACAATCTGCTGATGAATTAATGGTAGACGTGGAAGATTCTTTAAAAATACTTATTTTAGATTATTCTGTTTTATATAGGCATACAATAGGAGTTTCTTAGATGATAGTAAAAATGATAAATGGAAATGAAAAAGTAGAAATAAAAGGAATAGGAACTATTTATAAAGATATACCTTTTGAAGTTACTGATGAAGTAGGAAAAACACTTATTTCTAAAATAAATTCTTTTGTAGAAATAGTTCCAATAAAAGAAACAAAGATAAAGAAAGAAATAAATTTAATAGGTAAGGAGGAATAAAAGTGGCAGAACAAAGAGGATCAAAATCTAGAATTATATATGATACTGAGACAGTTTATAAAACTACTCCTTCACCAGCAGATGCTTGGATTTTACCATTTGCTAGTGAAACATTAAAATTAAATAGGAATCTTGTGGAGTCCAAGGTTATTAGAAATACTAGGAATCCTTCAAAACCATCTAGAGGCAATAGAGAAGTAGCAGGAGATATAACCACAGAACTTAATCCTATGATGGGAAGATTATTTTGGAATGTTCTTGGTACAGTATCAGTTACAGGTGTTTCAAGTCCTTATACTCATACTTTTAAAATCTCTGACCTACCTGCTGGTATGATTTTTGAAAAACAATTTACGGATTTAGATACTCCTAAATATTTTCAGTACAAGGGATGTAAACTTAATACACTAAAAGTTACTGTTAAGCCTGAAGGTATGGTAGATGTTGTATTTGGAGTAATGGGAGCAGTAGAGACAATAACAGCAACTTCTTTTGATGGTTCAGCAACAGATCAAGGACATAATCCTTTTGATGGTTATGAAGCAACTATCACAAAAGATAGTTCTCCATTAGCTACTGTAACAGAACTTGACTTTGAAATTAATAATAACCTTGATGGTAGTATGTATGTTCTTGATGGTACAGGGGAAAGACGTTCTCTTCCTGATGGACTAGTAAAAGTATCAGGTAACTTAAAAGCATTATTTGAGAATGATGTTTTATATGCTGTAGCCTTGAATCATACAGAATGTAAATTAATTGTAACTTTTACTAAAGGTAGTGGAGTTGGAACTGCTGGAAATGAAAAACTAATTGTAACTATTCCAGAATTAATTTTTCAACCATCTGCTCCTACAATATCAGGTCCAACTGGATTACTTGTAGAACTTCCTTTTGTTGGGTATTACAATGATAGTACAGAAGCAACAGCATTAATGTTTGAATTAAAAAGTGCAACGGCAAATTTTGCAATTTAAGTAAAGACTTTCATAGTTTAAATGATAAGGGCAACTGTCAATGGTTGCCCTTTTTCAAAAAAATATCAAATTAACAGGGGGTTTCAATCTATATGTATACTTATGAAATAAATGGAAAAAAATTTACACAGGAAAAATTACGTCTAGGTCAATTAAGACAACTATTAGATATTCTTAAGGATATTGTTTTACCTTCAGACTTTGATACTATTAGTTTGGTATCAGTATTAGGAGATAAAATCTCTGAGGCAATAGCTATAATTCTAATAGAAGAAGGTAAAACTTTAAAAGATAAAAATGTTATAGAGTTAGCAAATGAAATAGAATTTGAATTAGATTTGGACAAGACATTGGAGATAGTGAATGATTTTTTCGACTGCAACGACTTAACCTCTCTTTTCAACAAATTCACAGAAACAATAAACAAAGTAACAGAGAAGATGAGTCAGGAAAAATAGGATATATTGATAGTATAGTTTTATTAATATCAAAAGGTGATATAACTAAAAGAGATGAGATTTTATGGAATTATAATTTAGATGAAGTAAAACCTTATTTAGATTATATAGAAAGAGATATTTTGTTCCGTGAAGCTGTTATATCATTCTTAGTTGATGAATCTAAACTAGAAAAGAATGTAGAAAAAGAATTCTGTAAAGCATGTAAAATTGCAAAGAAAAATATAGACTGCAATAGTTGTAAAATGGAGTTTGAAGTTAAGGAGCAAGGGGACTTTAAGGAGAAATAGAATTGTCAGATAGTAAGCAAGTTTTAATTGAATTTAAAACCAAATTTGATGAACTTAAGGATATAAGAAAATCTTTCCAAGGTATTATTGATAGTGTTAATACTATGGGAGAAGTAGGCCAAGATAGAGCCTCAAAATTAAGAGAGATTTATAAATCCTTATCTACTGAATTAGATAATGTTAGAAGAACTTTATCTCGTTTTAGTGAAGGTACAGATTTATCTAAATTAGAAAGTCATTTTGCTAAGATTGAAGAAAGAGTAAGAAAATTAAAACATTTACTTAATAGTAGTGATACTCCTTCTACTGCTAGGTCTTCTGATTTTGCCCCCATAAAAGAAAAAGATATAGAAAAAGGGTTAACTAGATTTAATGATACTGCTCCTATTGATTATTCTGCTAGAGATGTAGAATTACTAAAACAACGAGCAGAAGAACAAAGAAAAAATAGACAGATAGGAAAAACTTGGCAAAATAGAGATAAAGAAAATGAAGATTTAGTAAAACAAAGAGAAAAAGATTTAGAAACAATAAATAAAAAGGAAGAACAAAGTTTACAAGAGTCTATTAGAAAAAGTAAAACTAAAACAAGAGAAGAAGACACTATACAAAAAACTGTAACCTCTAATTTAACCAAAGAACTTGATGTAAGAAGAAAATTAGAGGAACAATTTGAGAATTATAGAACTACTCAAGCAAAAAATAAAAGTAAAATAAACACTCAAACTGAAAAAGAAATAGCAATTCATGAACAGGAACAACTAGGTATCCAAAGAGAATTATTAGCTGCAAGAATTGCAGCAGCAAAAAAAACTGCTAATAAAGAAGACACTAATACTCCTACTAATTTATCTGTATCAGATAAAATTGATACTAAAATTGGTAATATAAAAAATAGTGTAAAAGAAGCATCAGAAGCAATAACAATTTTAAAATCTCGTCTTAAGGATATGAATGTTGATCCTTCTGTATCTACTGGAGTTATTCAACAAACACAAAATATGCTTAAGGGGTATGAAAATTTTGTTAAAGGTGTTGAAGATGGTAATAAAAGAATACAAACAGGATTAAGAGCCTTACCAAAATCTTTTGAAGATGTAAAAAATAATATGGTTCGGCTTTTTGCTTTTCAGGCTGAATGGTATGCTACTAGAGCTTTATTATTAAAACCTATTGCTGGATTTGCAGCTTCTATAAAAGAAGGTATACAATTTAGTACTCTTATAGATGAATGGACAGCTAAATTTTTAAGATGGGATGCTACAAGTGGAAAAATAACTAATGAAGCAAGAGAAAATGCAAAAGGAATGGTACAGGAAATAAGAAAAACAGCATTAGAGTATCCAGTACCTTTTGAAAAATTAGCAGCATCAGTAGAGGCTTTTAGAGGAGCTGGTTTAGACCCAACTTTAGTAAAACAATTAATACCTTATATTGCACAATTAAAAACTGGTTTTAAAGAAATAAATATAGATCAATTTGCCATAGCTGTAGTTGGAGCTTTTAATACATTTAAAGATAAATTAATTGAAGGTGGTTCAGATGTAGAAAAGTTTAAGAAAATATTTGATTTACTTATGAAGGCTCAGGAAATGGGTATTATTAGACCTGAAAACTTTCAAACAGTATTACAATATTTTGGACAAATAGCTGATATTGCTGGATTTTCTATGCAAGAAATGTTAGCAATGGCTAACGTAGCTACAGATGTAGGTTCTAGAACAGGTATAGCTATGAGAGGTTTAAGACAACTTCTTATATCTTTTACAAAAGATAGTACTTTACAAACCTTAGAAAAACAAGGAATAAAAATAAATGCAGATATTTCTCCTGCTCAACAATTTTTAAATGTTTTAAAACAGATAAAAGAAAAGTTAGGTGGAGATGAAAAAGGTATTGCTGTAAAATCTTTAAATTTCCTACAAAAGATTGCTCCTGCAAATGCTGAAGGTACATTATTAGCCATTATACAGAATTTAGAAAAATATGAAAAACAAATAGTAGCTATAGGTGATGCTTCAGGAGGTACTAAAGCTGCATCTGATTCTATGTTGGATGCAATTATAAGTAAATGGGATATATTTAAAAATGTTATGAAAGAAGTATCTAAATCTTCTATAGATTCTGAAGGTTTAGCCTCAGTAGTAAGAGTAATTTTAGATATGGCTTCTGGATTACTTTATGCCTTAAATCCTACTTTAGCTACCGCAAATGCTTTAGACAAAATGGGAGAAGGTGGTAAATTTGTTTATGATACCATAAGAAATTTAAAAGAAATGTTTTCTGTAATTTTGACAGTATTATCTCCTTTTTTAATCACTTTAAAATATATTGTGGAGGTATTAGGAGGATTAGGTACAGTAGTTAGATCAGTAATTGAAGGATGGTTGATATATAAAGGAGTTTTTCTTGTTATCCATACATTAATGCTAACATTTGGTCCTATTTTGGTCACTATTATAGATTTATTGGCAAAATTAAAACTTGCATTAACTACAATGAGTTTAAGTGCTTTTATAAACCCTTGGACTGCTTTAGCAGCAGCTATAGGAATAGGAGTTGTGGCTTTATTAGAGTTTACAAATAGTGCAAGACAAACACAAGAGTCAATTAAAGCACTAACAAATGATATAGAAAAAATGACCAAAGCAGAATTAGATTCTGCTATAATACAGAGAGAGAATTTAATAGGAGAGTTAGGAACTAAAGCTGGAAGTGGTAATATATCAAATTATGATGCAGCAAAACTAAGATCACAACAAAAAAAAGCAGAAGAAGAATTAAAAGTATTACAAAATTATAAAGATAATGTTTTAAATGGAAATACACCATATACAAAAGAATTTGAAGGAACTAAACCAAGTAATAATTCACTATCAACTGTAAATACCTCTAAACCTAATACTGGAAGAGGTATTGAAATGGCAGCAACAAAAAAGACATATGCTGCTATTTTAAATGAAGTAGAACAGTATTATAAAAATGAAACAGATATAGTAGATGAAAATAGAAAGAAAAATGAAGAAAGTGAAATAGAAACATTCACAATAAAAAAACAATTATTAAAAGATCATGCAGAAATGACAATCTTCTATTTAAATGAGGAAGAAACTGCTTTAAAAAAACTATATAAAGAACAAGTATCCTCTGGAATGATTAAACCAGAGGCTATGAAAGCAACGCAAGAACAATTAAAAGCAGAATTAGATAGAATAGAATCCTTAAAAGAAAAAGCTAAAACTACTAGTATGATAGGAATAAGAACACAAGAAACAGAAGAATATAATTTTAGAAAAAGAATTGGTTTAGAACAAGTTAAATTTGTTGAAGATATGGTCAACACTATGACCAAAAATGAAGTTTCTACACAAAATGAAAAAACAAGAATTCTAAATGAAAAAATAAAATGGTTATATGATAATTACAAAGTAACTGCCAAGGATTATTTTGATTCTTTAAAAACACAGTATGATGAAGAGTATCAAGGAGAATTAAAAATAATTAATGATGAAGAGACTGGATGGCAGAATACCTATAAAAAAAGACTCGAAAATGTTAAGAAAGGTTTAGAAGATGAATTAAAACTTTTTGAAGAAAATGAGAAGAAAAAAGAAGAAATCAAAAATAAAAGAAGTATCGTTGATTTAAAAAATGAACAAAATCAACAAAAACTTATATTAGAAAGAATTGATAGTCCTAGAGATAAAGACTCTTTATCAGGTATATATGACTTAGCAATAAAAGATCAGTACAAACAATTCAAAGATTTAAATGAAAATATATATACTTTATTTAAAAGTACTTGGCAAAATGTAGCCAATTCTTTTGAATCAATTTTTAATGACATGGTTGATGGGACTTTAAAATCTTTTCAAGAATATATAACAAATTTTCTTAAGTCTATCGTTAAAGAAATTAATAAAGTTGTGGCATCAGAAATAACCAAAGGATTGATGGGAAATTCTTCTTCTGGTAATGGAATTCTAGGATGGTTTTCTAATTTTATGAAGTCAGATACTACATCTGACGCTACTAAAATGCATCAAGGTGGGATTATTCCTGTATTTCATAGTGGTGGAGGACTTAGAGCAGATGAAAGATTAATTAAAGCCCAAACAGGAGAAGGCGTTTTATCTAGAGATGGAATGTCTGCATTAGGTAAATTAAATAATGGTGGAGGTTTAGGTAGTGATGTTACAGTTAATGTAAATAACACTAGTAAAACTCCTATGGAAGCAAAAACTAATAATGTAAAATTTGATGGGAAAAAAGTTATAGTAGATGTAATTTTATCAGAAATTTCTAGTAATTATGGTCCCTTACGACATGCAGTTAAATCAGTAAGAGGATAAAGGAGAATAATATTATGGCAACTTATCCTACACTTTCAATCCCTCCTTCTTATCCTATAAATGAGACTATAGAAGACAGCACTATTAGTAGTAATTTTGAAACAGGATGGGAACAAACTAGACCTAGATTTACTAGGTCTAGAAGAACATGGCAGATAAATTATGAAAATCTTCTATATGTAGATAAAAAATTATTAGAAGATTTTGTTAATGATGATGTAAGACAAGGAGCAGATTATTTTACTTGGACACATCCAGTAACTAGTGAAGTTGTAACAGTACGATTTAAACCAGCACCAACTTATAATAATACAATATTAACATATTGGCAAGTATCTTTTAGTTTACGTGAGGTATAATGGAAAATCTAGAAGGGAATTTAATTTTAGAAAAGAATAAAGTAGCAAGTACTTTTCCTTGGATTATTTTATTAGAAGCAGAAATAGATACAGAGGGAACTAAAATATTTCTTTGTAAAAACAATGAAGATTTAGTATTCAATAATGGGATAGATGGTTCTCAAACATACATAGCTTTTCCTTTTGATGTTGATGCAGCAAAACAAGTAACAAAAGGGCAAATACCTTCTTTAGAATTAAGAGTAAGTAATGTTACTTTATCATTACAATCTTATATAGAAGAAGGAGAAGGATTAGTAGGAAATGAATTTGCATTAAGATTAGTTTACGTGGATACTACAACAAACCCCTACACGCTTACAGAGGCTCTAGGCTGGACGTATAATGTTTTGGGGTGTAAATCAACGACTGACATAATTAGCTTCACTCTAGGGGCACCAAATCCACTATATAAGAGATTTCCTTTATATAGATATATAGCAAGTCATTGTAATTGGGTATTTGGTGGTGCTGAATGTAATTTTACATGGGATATTTCTACATGGACAGCTAAAACTAACTATTTTACAGGAGATTTGGTTTATCTTGATATAGGAGGAACTTCTTATACTGCCAGATGTAAAATATCTGGTATTTCTGGTAATGTGGTTACTTTTACTTCTACCAGACAAGATAGAATTCATGATGATACCTGTACTTGGATTATTAATAATAAAAAACCTTGGGTAGCAAACTCTGTATTTTTAGAAAATGAAATAATAGATGTGGGAACTGATCATTTATATAGAGTAAGTAGAGGTACAGATGAAATAATTGGCTCAAATGGTAAAAATTACTATACAAAGACTACTTTAAATGCTTCTCTTGCTACTACCGTAACTGCTCAACCAATAGTAGGAACAAACTGGAATACCTATTTTGAATTAGGTGGGTCAAATGGAGTAGAATGGGAAGATGGTATAACATATACTGCAAGAAAAACAGGAAGTGTTCCTCCTACTTGGCCCACAATTTTATTTAAAACAGTTACAGATAATGATATAATATGGATTGAAGGCGCATGTAAAAGAACTTTAGCAAACTGCAAAGCCTTTAATATGGCAAATAGATATGGAGGACACCCAGGAATGGAAGATGGAGGAATAAGAATTGGTTCAATCATTTAATTATGATTCTTTATTGGGCATAAAATATAAGAAAAATGGAAGAACCATAGAAGGATTGAATTGTTTAGGACTAGTTAATTTAATTCATATACTACAAGATAAAGAATTCCCTATTGATCAACTTCCTTCAGAAGAAGAATTAATTTATAAATTAGTAATAGAAGAACAGAAATTATTTCAAAAAATAGAAATTCCTGAAAAAGATTGTATAGTATTATTTAAGTTCATTCCTAAAAAATTTCATGTAGGATGTATTATGGAAGATACTTCTAAATTTATACATATAATTGAGAATAGAAATGTTACAATAGACAGTCTTGAGTCTCCTATCTGGAAAAGACTATTAATAGGATATTATAAATGGATAAAATAACATTAAAAGAAATTAATAATCCTTTAGAAGATACTACATCTGATGTAAGATTAATTGATAATTCTGATAATAAATCTTTATTAAAATTATGTAATCTTTACATACCTGATTTATCTAATCATTTAGTTTTTCATAATAGAAAACTAATACAATTAGAAGAATTAGATACTACATTTGTAACTAAAGGAGATTATATTTTAGTTGTCCCTAAAACAGAAGGTGGTGCTGATGGAGGAGGCATCCTTAAAATGGCAGCTATGATGGCATTGGCTATTGTTGCTATTTATGCTGGTCAGTGGTATATGGCTCCTGAATTAATATCTCCTACCACTGGAGCTATAGTTGGTGGTGGTTTAGGAGGCAGTGCATTTGGAGCATCATTGTTAACTGCTGGTGTAATGATGGCAGGAGGTATGCTAATTAATGCTGTTATTCCTCCTATTTCTCAAGATAATACAGCTTCTGCTACTGGTTCTACATCTTATAGTTGGAAACCTACTACTACACAACAACAAGGATTGCCTTGGCAAAAATATTATGGTATAAGTAAAGCATCAGGAAATATTATTACTACATATGAAGAAACTATATCTGATAAATCTTATACCCATATATTAACTGATTTTGGTTTAGGTCCTAATTTTGGTTTAAGTGATATAACAATTAATGATGCTCCTTATACAACTTTCTATTCCAGTAAAAGTAAAAATTTTAAGATAAATACTAGAGTTGGGGATTTAGATCAAAGTGTTATAGAAGATTTTATGTTCACCAAATTAAACAAAGATTTATTTTTGGATATATCCGTGAGTAGTAAAAATAAATGGGTAAAAAAACATATTGGGTATAGAGTAGATGATGAAATAATTTCAACTAATCCAACTCTTTATCCTAAAAAGTTTATTTGTACTGCTGTGAACAAAACACTTCCAGCAACAGGTATTACAGGAAATACAGAACCTATTTGGGATATATCACCAAATGGTATTACCATAGATCAAGATATAACTTGGAAAGAAAATGGAGATTATCCATATTATTTTATAACAGATAGTAGTAATTTTGATAGATTAGAAATAGATATTAATTTTCCTGATGGGTTATACACTACTGATACAACAGGAAGTATGCAATATGAGACTGTAAGTTTTTCTGTCTATATAAAAGAAAAAAATGAAACAGAATGGATGCCTATAACATTTAGAGTAGTACCAGATAATTATACTGATCCTAACTATACTTGGTTAAATTATTGTGTAGACAATATGATAGCTTATAAAGATACTATACAAGTACAAGGATCACACCCTTTTAAAGATGGGCAAGAAGTGGTAATTTTTGGTGGAGTTTATCAACCACCACCACCTACTGTACAATTACCTGATCCATTTAATATATTAAATGGTAAATCCTTTTTTATAAATGTTATAAATGCTACTACATTTACTATTAATAATCCTGGTGTAAAAATAGGAAGTAAATTTACTGTAGGGAATTATGAGTATCCTGAATATTATATGAGAAATGCTGGCGCACCCTCTTCAGAAGTAAATTATGGAAATGGTCAATGGTCAGCAGGATTTTATGTAGAAAATATATGGTATCAAGCAGAAATTGGATCAACTGATATTTCTGATCATTTAGATGGGCAATTTTATCAATCTGATGATTTTATAAATAAACAAGCAACATGGCAATGGTTTAAAGGTACGAAAATAGTTGCAAAATATTTAGAACAAAATGGAGAAGGGTACTATTATAGTAATGTAGCTAATAATACTTTATCTGCTTTTATCCATACTTTTAAAAGTCCTCTTATAGAGAAAAAAGGACAATATGAAATAAAAATATGGAGATGGACACCAAAAGACCCTTACGCAACATATACAGGAAGTAAGGCAGTAGTAAATACTATAAGACAGGTATTAAATGAGGATTTTTCTTATCCTAGACAAGTATTATTAGGAGTTAGAGCTGTTGCTACAGAAAAATTAAGTGGTAGTTTTAGTTTATCTAGTATAATAAAAGGGGCTTTGGTAAAAACATACCATGCTGATGAAGTAATTGATCCTACAGATGGATTTAATTATAGATGTAAAACAAATCTTACTTCTACAATAGAACCACATCTAGATATTTATAATGTAAATACAAATCCAACAGGACATTGGGAACAAAAAGGTCATAATGGTATAGTATGGAAAACTGGTGGAGATTATTCTTCTACTCCTATATGGAGAGTAGAGTATTCTAATAATCCTGCATGGGTATGTTATGATATCCTAACACAACCAGTCTATAATAATTCAAGTATAGTTTTATGGTCTGATAATAATGTTTATAGATGTACAACAGATCATATATCTTCCACAAATAATCAACCATTAAGTATAAATGGTTATAAATATTGGATTTTAGATAATAGATATATTACAAAAACTAATTGGTCTAGCAATAAAATCTATACTGGTTATGATTTTATAAGATATGAAGGATCAGATTCAGATAGACTAAACTTGACAGATTTTAGAAATTGGGCTGATTTTTGTGATGTATTAGTATCTAATGGAAAAGATGGTTACGAAAGAAGATTTGAATTTAATGGAGGATTTGAATCTGAAACTAATTTATGGGAAGCAGCTTTACAAGTATGTGCAATGTCAAGAGCAACTTTAGTATGGAATGGAATAACTCTGAATGTTATCTTAGATCAAATAGCAATCCCTGTACAATTATTTTCTTCTGGAAACATTATACAAGATTCTTTTGAAGAAACATTTCTATCAATGGAAGAAAGAACAGGAGAATTAGAAATAATTTTTAATAATGCAGAAAAAAATTATGAAAGAGATACTTTCTTAGTTTTTAACCCTGATTTAGATACATCTTCTAATAAAACCTCTTTGAATCTAATTGGTGTTACTAAACCTTCTCAAGCATGGAGAACAGGAAGATTTGCTTTATTATGTAATCAGTATCAAAAAAGAATTATAAAATTTGATGCTTCAATTGATGCTATTGCTTGTACTATAGGAGATGTAATTTATTTTCAACATGATGTTACCAAATGGGGACAATCTGGTTCAAGAATAAAAGCTATAAATAGTAACACTGTTACTCTTTCTGAACCAATTATTATGGAAACAGGAAAAAATTATAGTTTATTAACTAGAATTTATGATCCACTTCAAGAAATAGAAATATATCCTATTAAAGAAGTTTATACTTTTGCTGGTACTACTTCAACTGTTACTATAAAAGATTCTTGGAGTATTTCTCCTTCAATCTATGATGTATATTCTTTTGGTGAGACAAATAGTGAAGCCAAAAAATTTAGAATAACAAATATAGAAAAAAGTCAAGACCAAGTAGTAACTATAGAAGCTATAGAATATAATGATAATATTTATTTACTTGATGAAGATGAACCAACTATACCTGAAACAACCTTTAAGTCTATTTCTTCTTTAAAAATTGTGACTGGATTGTCTACTATTGAACAAAATACTCATGATGAGAGTGGGAATTTAAAAAAAGATATTATAGTTTCTTACAATATACCCGAAAATTCTTTTTTTAGAAGAGGTAGAATCTTTTATAAGGATATAAATAATGAGAATAGTGAGTATGAAGAATCTTCTTATATAAATAGAATTTCTAATATTAAAACTAATACTACTTATAAAATTATTGTTGTCAGTGAATCTTATACAGGAAAAACTACTGATATAGATTTTTCTCCTTTTATTTATATTACTACAACTGGATATAATTCTGGAGTTATTAGTAATCCTTCTGTAGAATATGAAGTAAAAGGATTACAAATATTCAATCAAGGAAATTCTTATATTTTTGAGGGAAAAGATTGTAAATTCTCTTGGTATCCAGCAAGTATTATAAGTTCTAATTATGATGCAGATGGAGAACCAGATGGAGCTAGCACAGATAAAAACTCCACGCAGTATTTTAAAGATTATGAAGTAAAAATTTATGATGAAAATGGGAATTTAAGAAGAACTGAATATGTTACTGATACTTTTTATACCTATACTTTTGAAAAGAATTCTGAAGATGGTAATGGTACTTCTATAAGAGTTTTTCAAATTCAAGTAAAAGCTAGGGATATTAATTATAATATCTCAACAAAAGCCAATAAGTTACTTGTAGAAAATCCTATACCAAATGAAGTAGATTTTACTTTAGATTCTTCAGTACTTTCTTTTACAATAAATATTACTCCTTCAGAAGATACTGATATTCAAGGATATTCTATTTATGCTTCTAAAATATCAGGATTTACTCCTGATGCAACTACATTAATAAATACAGGAGTAGAAACAAGTTTTATAAAAACATGTTCTGCTTCAGAAATAGGTACATGGTATATTAAAGTTATGCCTTATGATTGTTTTGGTGAAATACTTACCACAACTACAGAATCTAGTATAACTGTAATAGATGAAAATCCTTTAGATGGCATTCCTCCCGCAATACCAACAGGACTTTCTTTAAGTACAGCCATTGATAGTATAGGACAAAATAATACTTCTTATATTGAAGCAACTTGGAATACTAATAGTGAAACAGATTTTGCTAATTATATTTTACAATTACAAAAATCTATAGAGACAAAATACATTGAATATTTTGAAACTAATACTAAACATAAATTTAGTGGACTTGTTTCAGGAGTAACTTATACAGTAAAAATAAAAGCAGTAGATAAATGGAGTAATAATAGTGATTATAGTGCAGGAGTTTCTTTATTAAGTGCTTTAGATACAACTCCACCAGCAATACCTACAGGATTAGTAACAACAACAGGATTTAAAAAAGTTATTATAACTTTTAATTCTAATACTGAAGCAGATTTAGCTGGATATGAAGTTCATGTATCAACTTCTTCAGGATTTACTCCTGACAATGCAACTTTGAAAAGTAAAGGACTTAACACTTTAGTTTCTTTTGATGGTGCAGTTAATACAACATATTATGTTAAAATAAGAGCCTATGATTGGTCAGGAAATTATTCTGATTATACAACTCAATCATCTGTGACTACATCATTTATAGAAAGTTCTGATATAAACTCTTTTGTTATTACAGCATCTAAAATTTATACAAAAATTCCTATAATAACAGGAGATACATGGACTGATAATTCTCCTACTTCTGGTTTTATAGCGTGGAATGAACATAAATTATATTATAATGGTGTAGAGTATACTATCACAGCAGGAAATACTAATAATAAATATATTTATTGGGATGGAAGTTCTTCTTATGATATAACTAATACAAATCCTGCACTAACTGATAGTCAATTTATAATTGCCACTAATTTAAGTGGGATACATGATTTAGCATGGAATGCTTTAGCTAATGAAGTTATAGGTTCTGCTTATATACAAAATGCAGCAATAATTAATGCTAAAATAGCAGACCTTGCAGTAGATTCAGCAAAGATAGCATTAGCAACTATTACTGATGCTCAAATTTCTAGTTTATCTGTAGATAAAGTTACTGCTGGCTCAATGAATATTACATGGTCAGGTGGGAATATTAGATCAGGACAAACAGCCTACAATACTGGAACTGGTTTCTGGTTAGGAAATTCAGGAGGAACTGCTAAATTTTCTATTGGTGATCCTACTGGACAAAATATAACATGGGATGGTTCTATACTCTCTATTACAGGAACAATGACCATTCTTCCAGGAACAGTTGTCCCTTGGGCAGATATTTCAGGAAAACCCACTTCTTTAACTGATATTAGTTCTTCTGAAGGAATAAAATTATCTGGAATAGAAGATAATGCAACAGTAGGAGCAACTTGGGGAACAAATTTACTAAGTATTCCTTCTGTTTTAACTACTCCTACAGGAACAGGGTTATTTCTATCAGCAAGTAGTATGGGATATTATTCTGGAGGTTCTTGGAAAACATATATAGATAATACTGGTAACATGTTTTTAGGAGATATTCTAGGAGGAAATTCAGGACTATCTTGGAACCAATCAAGTGGAATATTAAGTATTATAGGTACTATAACTGCTAGATCAGGTTCTTTTGGTGATAGTTCTAATAGAATTGTTGTAGAATCTACTGGTTTAAATATAGGGTCTACTGGAAGTATTAAAGGTGGACAAACTGCATATGATAATGGAATTGGTTTTTGGTTAGGTAATGTTACTGGGACTCCTAAATTCTCTATTGGAAATAGTTCTGGTAATAAATTATTATGGGATGGAACTACTTTAAGTGTAAATGGTAAAGTAGCTGGAACTATTCAAGATACTTTATCAATAAGTACATCAGGTTCCTTAAGTTCAGGACAAACAGCCTACAATACTGGAACTGGTTTCTGGTTAGAATATAATGGAGGAACACCTAGATTTTCTTTAGGGTCTTCGACTAAATATTTAAAATGGGATGGTTCTACTTTAGGCATTAGAGGAGATTTAAATGCAAGTGATATAATAACTGGAGATTTGACTAGTGTTAATGTAATAGCTGGTACTTTTATGACTAAGGGTACTAGACTTGTGGCATCATGTACTACTGGACAATCTACTTTAGATGTAGAAGATATTACAACTTTATATAATACAGGAACACCTCATACATCAGGAAGTGGGTGGATAATTGATGTTGGGAATGATAGAGATTATATAACATGGACAGGAGTCAGTGGAAATACTTTAACTGGTGTTATTGGTTTACTTACTCATACTGTAGGAAGTAGAGGAGGTTCAAATAATCCTATTCTTGTTCCTAAAAGACCCTCTATAATAATGACTGATGTTGTTAATGATTTACGAATTTTTGGTGATAGAAGTGATGGAGTAATTAAAGAATTAATATCTTTAGGAGATGTTAATACAAATGCTCTACTAAATATTGGAGATGTAGATGTTAATTATAGAGCAGGATATTTTGATAGTTGTTGGTCGGAAACTGTTTGGATAAGAAACTCTGGAGTTGGTAATGCTTTAATAGTAGAAAATACTGGAGATTCTGAAACACCGGGAAATGGTAATGAGGCAATACGAGGCACTTCTACTTATGATGGTGGAATTTATGGATGGTCTTTAGATCATATTGGAGTTAAAGGAGAATCAACTAATGGTAATGGAGGATATTTTTCAGCAGGACTTGTAAAAGGTTCTATAGGTATGAATTTTTATGAACATACAAATCTTCCGACTGATAGAAGTGTAGGGCAGATAATAGTAGTTCATAATACTAGTTGGTCTCCAGATTATAGAGTATGCTACTCAGAAGGAACAAACTGGAGATTAATAGATGGAAATACAATAGTGTCTTAGTTAGAATAGAGATAAAGGAGATAGTGAGATGTATACAAAGTACAATACTTATTTAAAATATAGTTGTGAGGAGGTGTAATATTTCTCAATATCGTATAGGAAAAGTTACAGTAGTAACTGGAAGTGCAGTAGTAATAGGAGAAAATACAGAATTTATTGATAATATTGAAGTGGGTTATAATTTTAATATCTTAGGAGAGAATGTTATTTATACTATTCAATCTATAGATACTGACTTACAGATAACACTAACATCAAATTATACAGGAAATTCTGATAATAATTTAAATTATATTGTTGGTAGAGATTTTACGCAAAATCTTAATCTTCCAGAAATATGGCCTGGAGATAAAGATTGGGCATATCATTTAACTACAGGTTTAAGAATAATAGATAATGCCTTAACTCAAACATTATTAACTACATCTTCTCCTATATTTAAAACTATAAAACTTACCGATCTTACCAATGGATATGTTCCTTACCATGTCAATGATGCTACTGGATTAGCAAATTCTCCAATATTTACAGATGGAATAAATATCGGCATCGGGAGTACCACTCCAAATGATAAATTGGTTGTTACTTCTACCACAAATAATTATGGATTAACCGTTGAAGGGTCAGGTGATATTGGAGCAACATTCCGAATGATGACTGGTGGAACAAACTCTGGTGCTAGAAACTGGGGATTTGTTATACCGACCATAGTCAATGGTGATTTTGCGATTAGACAATCAGACGCTAAAGGTGGTGACCCTATTACTGCTGGAACGACAAGGTTCTATATTAAAAACGACGGCAACGTGGGCATCGGGACGACTTCTTTTGGAACTTCAACAGTAAAAATATTAGCTTTAGGAGAAGGAACAGCACCTACAACAAGTCCTGCTGATATAGTTCAATTATGGTCTGCTAATGAAGGTGGTAGGGCAGGATATAATCAAATTCATATGAGGAATGAAGCTGGTCAGTCAGGAGCAATTGCATTTCAAGCACCATTACAAAACATTTTAGATAATACACAGTGGAAAATTTGGAGCAATGGGACGCTGGAGAATGTGGGGACGCAGATATCAGTAACCGGCATCACTGCCGGAGTCTGCGCTACGGCAAATACTCAGGGTCTTGCTATAGGTAAATTGGTCAAATTCGGAGCGGGCGGCTCCACGGCGAATACGACCTATGAAGTCACCGCCCTTACTGCCAACGTATCGTTTACCATCAATAACACATCTATAACGGCTGCTACGGCGGTAACATGCTACGAAGTCACCCCCGGATGCGTGGGGGCAGATGCGAAGGGGCCAGAAGGGTGGTGGAAAGAAGGTGGCAACATAAGGTTGTGGAGAGAGTGCGAAGGCCCTAATACGCAACTTGGAGCACTCTATTCTTTAAAGGCGATAACTACCGCAATAAATCAAAGGATAGCCTGGAGTTACAATAGTTACGGCGTCCGCGATTTCAGAAAGACATTTGCCGGGCGAACCGTGACTTTTGGATGCTGGGTGAAAACGTCAACGCCATCAAGTGTAACCATGCGATTTTACGATGATGTCTCAGGCTACACATCCTCAGCGCAACATACAGGAGGTGGCAGCTGGGAATGGCTGGAAGTATCTCATGCTTTTTCATCCTCCATTGCCGATATCGGATTCTATATTTATAATCCCGTTTCAGGAACTACAGTGTATCTTTCTCAGCCCATGCTCGTCTTCGGCTCCTCCATCGGACAGGGGAACTATCAGTCCGCCCCAAATGAGACCATCAACTTTGAAAGCCCCATCACCCTTTCAAGTTGGAACGGCACTACCGCCGGAGCGGACGGAGTGGTCAACGTAGAAGTCGAGTCAGCCGGGAAAATAGGAAAGGGGGTCAAAGCCTTTAATTTGAACCTCCTCGCAAAAGATAGCGCAGTTGCGGACGGCGTGGGCCTTAAGGCTCAGACTTCGAGCACAAACACCAGCGGCTTCTCCGTTCGTCCGCAGGTGAATAACCTGACCAATGCCGCCACGGGCAGGATAGGGGCAGATGCGAATGGGGACTTCTATGCAGATGTAACCGCAGGAGGTACTTTAACTTCCACAATCAATGTAATAGGTGTCACATTAAACTAAAAAGGAGGAAACAATGTTTGATTTAAAAGGAAGTAAAGAGATTTACAACAAAGGTAATATAAAACAAATAATTATAGATAAAGATTCTATTACTATTTCATTTGAAGAAGGATATGAAGATAAAGATGGTAATTTTGTTCCTGTTGGTTCAGATCATATAATTCTTACAGAAGAAGAAAAAAACAATTTACTATCTGTAATTACAATAGAAAACTCAACAGAATCTTTTGTACAAAAAATAAGAAATGTTGAACCTGTTATGGAAGAAGATATTATAACTGAGGGAGAATTATTAGAAGAAATGCAGGAACCAATAGAATAAAACTGAAATTTTTAATAAAAAATTGATAATAATACTAAGTAGTAAAATCTAAATATCCTTAAGGGGGATACATCATATGAGAACAAAAATAATAACTTTAATTAATGCAAAAGATTCTTTAATTAAACTTCTAACTCAAACTATGCCAGCAAAAACAGCATACAGCATTATACGTTTAGCAAAAACAGTAGAAAAAGAATTTTTAATATTTCAAGAAGCAAGAAATAAAACTATTCTAACATACTGTTCATTAGATGATAATAAAAATCCTATAGTAGATGATCAAAATAATATTGTATTTGATGGTATTAATAAAGAAAAATTCTATGGGGAATTAAATGAACTTCTAAATAAAGAAATAGATATTTGGTTTGATCCAATTACTATGAAAGATTTAGGAGATAAACTAGAACTAAAGCCTACAGACTTGCTTTTACTAGAACCTTTTATAAAAGATGAGGAAAATACTAATGAAGAATTTACTACTGCAAGCAAAGAATAAAATATTTTATACTCTGACTAAAACAGATGCGGATTTTATTAATCTAATTTCCAGTTGGTTGTTACTTTTATGGGGAGTATGGTTATTACTCCCCTTTAATACCTTTGAAACTAGTATATTATATGAAACTCTCCATAATATATTTAAACCTTGTTTTTTATCAGAAAATTTTTGGGGTAGTATTTTTCTTATTGTAGGATTATTTCAATTAATCTCTTTTATTTATCTTATTCTACCAGTACAAAAACTAAGTATGTATTTCTCTTTTATGGTTTGGACTATTCTAAGTTGTATCAGTATTTATCATTTAAAACAAGTACCTTCTATTTCTTTTGTTTTTCACTCTATAATGGCAATTAGTACAGGTATTATTTACTTACGAATGGGAAAATTTTTGAAAAATCAAAGGAGAATTACTTAGAATGAAATTAGAAGATGAAGATAAATTAATTTGTAACTCTCCTTATTGTAAAATAGATAAAATTGAACCATTATTAGAAGATATAAGAAATAAACAAGAAGCATTTGCCACTGGCCTAAAAGAATCTACGAAATTATTATTAGATTTAGTCTCAGATCAGAAATTAGTTCAAGAAAAATTTGAAAACATAAAAGAAAAGTTTCAAGAAAATAAAGAGATACATGAAGGATTTTTTGAAAGACTAAGACAAGTAGAAGTAAATAAAGAAGAAAAAAAAGATACAAAAGCATCTTATGCAGAAATTAAAACTTATTTATGGGATTTAGTTAAACTTGGTTCAGGTATACTATTAGCACTAAAATTAACAGGAAAAGTATAATGACAACAACATGGAAAATAATTTTAATAGGATTTGGTATATTAATATTTTTTGCTTTAATAGGTTCATTTGGATTTAAGAAATATCAAGGATATATAGATAGTATAACTATATTAAAAACTCAATCTATAACAAAAACTATTGAAGTGTCTGAACAAGTAAAAATATTAGAACTTCAAGTACAGTCTCTAAAAAATGAGAATAAAAAACTTTCCAATGATACTTTAGTATTAAAAAATAATTATAATATAATTAAAAATAATATAGTACAAAAGCAAAAAGAGATAGATAATATACCAAAAATTGATTCTGTAGAAAAAGCAAAAACTGTATTAAAGGACAATGGTTATGAAATATTTGATAAATAGTATTTTAATAATTTTATTAATATGCTGTCTAAGTACTTTTTCTTTAGCTCAAAATACTACTAGAATTTCTGATGAATCTATAATAAAACTTTCTAATGTTATAGAAGAATATTCTCAACAGAAAGATTTATTAGGATTATATAAACAAGGAAATGTAGAATTAGTAGAAACTAATAAAAAACAAGAAGAAATAATTAATAATGATACCAAAATAATGGATATACAAAAACAAGAAAAAGAGATTTTAGAAAATCATATAAAATTTCTTATAAATACTATTGAAGTACAAAATCAGATAGCAGAAAAAGCATTAAAAAATACTAAACCTAGTTTTTGGGATAAATTATCTGATATGAGTTTGGGAGCAATGGTTGGTTCTACAATTATGGGAATATTATTGAGGTAAATACTATGATAAATAAAGAAATGAAAAGAACTATAACATCTATTATACTTTTCTTATTAAGTGGAGGATTATATCTATATTTAAAACTAACAGGAAATCCTGATTTATTTATTTTTAAAATCTTATTAGGAAATACAGGATTTTTAAATGCACATATAGTTAGAAAACTAGCTTTTGGTAAAGTAGATTGGAGTAATGATGAACAAAAAATGCTTAAGATTCTTATTATTGTTATGTATGGTATTTTTATTTATATCTATGCCATTGGTGGCTAATAGTAAAGATAGATGTGTCTCCTATAAACAAGAGATAAGACGGATAAATTATTTTTATTGGGGCATGAATTTCCCTTATGAATATGCTATTGGACAAGCAAGACAAGAATCAAACTGTAGAGATTTTATAATAGCTTTTGATGGGGGAGAAGGAATTTTTCAGTTTATGCCAAATACCAGTAAATATATTAATAATATTATGCATGAGAAAAATGATGCAATGAATGTATCTAATGCAATTAAAATGAATGCCTTTTACATGAATAAACTTCATAAAAGCAATCCTAATGGAAAATTATTTATGACTTACATGATGTATAATTCAGGAACAAGTACTATTTTAAAAGATATTAAGAATAGTCACTCTTTTGAATATAGAGATATGAAAAAAGTATGTAATAGAAAAAAAATTAAATTAAAAAATGGAAATATTTTAGATTTATGTACTGTTGGTTATGATTACCCAAAAAGAGTTGAATTTTATGGATTAAAATATAGAGAAGGAAAAGAAAAACAAGAATATAAATTTTGGTAAATTCTATGTCATTATAATGACATAGAATAAGCCCACTATGATGATTACCCCCTTTCATCATTTGTGGGCTTTCTTTTTATTCTTCTATTTTATCTTTAAACCATCTTGCACCTGAAACTGCCAAATGAGTACAAGGAGGGAATGCTAATAGCATATCCCATTCTTGGTTTAATGTTTTTCTTACATCTCCTTGTATATGTGGACCTTCAATTTCAGAAGGTAGAAGGTCACAAGATACTACCTCATGACCTTTTTTTCTAAATGCTTCTCTCACTATACCTGAAAACTCACAAGCAACTAATACTCTCATTCCTATACTATCTCCCAATAAAAAGATACTTTTTCTTGAAAATCATCAAATACAAACTGTTCTATCATATCTTCTATATCTTCCTTTGTCATATCCTCTTCAAATTCAGACTCATCTATCTTTAAATAATGAGGTCTTAATTTTCCTATATAACCATCTTTCACTTTCTATCTAATTTTCATGAACAAACACCTTTATAGAGTAACATCAATATTAACCCAAGTATTATTAGGTTTAATATTTATTGTGGCACCACCTATTTTGGAAGGAGGAAATCCCATAGTTTCTTCCCAAGTAGAAGTGGAAGTATTTGTTAATGATTTCTTAAATGTCCCACATATAACCAATATTGTTGGACGAGCAATTAATTTAGTACCAGAAATTCCTAATCTTGGTATTTCATCAAATTGTAGTCTATGAACATGACCATATAGATGAATATCTCCTATATAAAAACTAGCATCCCTAGCAAACTTAGATAAATCTCCCCCTGAAGTTCTCCCTCCACCACCAAATCCATGATGTTGATGGATAATAACTGTTCTTCCTCTTCCACCATTTTCACTCATTATGAGTTTTATAAAACAAGAATATCCAGTATAAGGAACTCCCATTTTTTCTGCTAATCTTTTGGCAGGATTAGTACCACACTTTTTTACTATAGTATCTTCATGATTGCCCAAAGAAATATTAATAAATTGCTTTTTATATGGTTCTAGAATTTTATACAACTCATCAATCTGTTCATCTACAATTTCTTCTGAAGAGATTGCATCAATACTTTTTCTATATCTTTTATCTGTTACTACAATAGAATCTAGAAAATCACCTACTCCAACAAAATAAGTATGTTTGTCTGAATCTGCAAGAAAATATTCTAATGCTTTTACATCACATAAAGCATGACCATAATGAATGTCAGCGATAGTTTTTATTTTAATAGTTTCTCCATAATGGTATGGAATTTTTTTCTCAATTACAAGCATTATTTTAATCTCTCCTTTTATCTTTTTATTTTAAAGGTCTTATCATTAAGAATTTTCTGCATACAAAAATCTACTGTATCATCATCCCCTATATACAATGAACAAGTAAGAAGATAGAAAATCAAATTCTTAGTTAGTAAGTGAGGATTTATAGGTGTTTCATTTAAATCTAATTTCCCAGAAAGTAAAACTGATAAATCAAGATAAGCCTTTTTATAATCCTTAACTTTAAAATAAAC